AAATCATTTATTGTATTAATTATGTAGCCGACAAGTTGCAATTGAATTCCGAGTTAAACTGAGCGTCAGAAGTATTTTTGATTGTCTCATCTTTCCACTTTTCATCCCGGCCAGGAACCTCACTCCAATGAACCTCAATTGGAATATATGAATTTCTTCCTTCTTCAGCATCGACCCACATTTTATAAAACATATTCATTCCATGTGGGGTTGATACTATCATAACTTTTGAGGTTTTACCGCTTGAGATTGTTGGGTAGACTGAACTGAAGAACTGCTCTGCGACATTAGCAGGCACATATGCAAACTCATCAAGGAAAATAATATTATAAGACCCACCACGAACAGCACTTGCAGAAGTAGAAGATGCTAGTATTTTGCTGCCGTTCTCAAGCTCCAAAGAACCTTTATTCCATAGCATAACTCCTTGCTGAAGCCACTTCGGCAGATGTTCATACGCAAGCTGTAGTCTCCCTAATAAATCGCGAGCTGTTGTAGCTTTGTTAGCAAGAATAGCTACATTTACGCTTGGATTAAATAATACATAATGAAGTAAATAAGCAATAATGACAGTCGATTTTCCACTTTGTCTTGGCATCTTAGCAATAGTGAAACGGTTATTATGAAAGGTTCCAACCATTTCTTTTTGAAAACCATACAACTTAAAAGGAATAAGCCCTTCATCCAGAGATACAATTTTCATATAATTTTCAATGAAATATACCGGGTCTTTCATACATTTTGCATATTCTTCAACCTTTTCCTTTGTCCATTCTTGCTGGATGTTGGAACGCTTGAGATTCGGATTTCCAAGATAATTTTGTTCTAACATTTTTAAAACTCTCTACTCATTACTTTCCTCTTATCATTTTTTGTAACTCAGCAGTACTGCCTACAAATAATGCATTCGTTACATTCTTTGGAGCTGTATTAGGAACTTCTTTAAGCTTTCGCATTTTTTCCTGTAAGTCACCTAATTTCTCAGTAACTTCTGCGACTTGTTTGATAAGATTTCCGGCAACCTCATATGTTCTTGGATGCTCACTTTCCTTTGCAAGCTCAAGTATTCCATCAATTGCTGCTGAACCCTTCTCAACTAAATTGTAGAAATTGTTTCGCTGATATTCATAATCTTTCTCTATGTCACTGCCATGTTGTGACGGAGAAGGTATTACTTCAATTTCTGATTGTTCGTCTGCTTCCCACGGAATCTGTTGTAATGCTTTTGTCAAAACACCCAACTCTTCATCAATTTTATTATTCATTATTATTCAGTTCCTTCTGATGAGCCCCTCACATCTTTACCTGTTTCTGTATCATATCCCTTAGCATCTTGGAAGAAAGAAACCGTTTCATTAAATCCAAAATCATCACCAGCTTCAGCAGTTGATGGGTCTGGTGTAACTGTATATCTCTGCTCCCGTTTCGGAGATTGATCTGGCAAGTCTGTATATTGATCAATCTGTACCGTTTTGATAACCTTAGAGGAAGTAACAGGCCCATAGAGATAAAGTTTTGTAGTAAAACTAAATCTGTATATAATAGAACGCCGAGAAGTAAAGTCACCTTCATAGTCATCTTCGTAAGTAACGCCATTCAAAACAATAGGAATATCTCTTTTCGTGCCCATTTCTGTGTTGTCGTTAATCGTCACAGTATAATCAGGCTGGAAATATGGGAGGATTTGTTCTACGATTTGTAAAGCATCATCAGATTGCTTTGATAAAACATATAGTTCAAAATCAACATTATAAGGAACCGGCATATACTGAGTATCTAATTGCTTATTATTGTCTCCCTTTACTTTCCTAAATTTTTGAACACGATTTAATTTACGAGCAGGATCATAGCTTAACCCCGTGATTTCAAAGCCAAGTCTTGGAAGTGTCACAGCAACTTGCTTAGTTAAGTCTGCATCCTCACGCAAGCGAACCAGAAATTTCTGACGCGGGCCATACGCGAGCGGCACCTTCATCGTCTGTATAATCGTACCGCTAGCGTCCTTGCGAACCAGATGGATGTCATTAAACATCGTGCCAAAGGCTATAACCACTTTTCGGATTGTTTGATTGTAGAATTGATGTCCTAACACAATATATTCTCCCTTTCACTATCGCATATTACTACTTCACTCACTACGGCATCTATGTTATTATGCCAGTAGTCTAGAAATCTATGTACCCTTGGGTACTTTGGTTTAACGTCCATTGTCTGCCATATAAATTGTTGTAGTATATTTTCATAATCCGGCATCCAATAAAAAACATTTAAAGTAACTAAAGTTTTTCTCCTTATTACTACTAACATTACAAACTTCCCGCATCACCAAATGGATTTCTTTCTGAGAAATCTAAAACATCATCATCTAATAAATCAAACAATTCATTTTGTGCTGTCTTGTCTGTAACCATATCTCCTACTATATATTCCTCATTCAAGAGATAAGAACCATTTTCAAGTATAATACTTTCACCAACAGAGCTAGAATCATTCTCTCCAATAATATTATCACCATCAGTTTCTTCTAATACAAGGCCTGCATCGCCACCAGGCCAACCTGACTCCAGAACAACTCCCGACTCCAATCTAATATCTTCATTTACAGCAGACGATTGTTCCAACGTAAACTGATAAATGAGAGCCTGGCGTGACAAGTTATCTTCTATCTCATCTATTGCAGTAATACCAGTATCCAGAACCTCTGAGCTATATTCAAACAAGCGACAGCGCATTTTGTATACAGGATTATTGTCTAGTTGATAGAAAGGTTCATCATGATCCACAAAGTTAATTTCAAACAACTTTCCAAGAGTAGGATGATATATAATATCTCCCTCTAATGGCCTATCAGAATCAGTAGCATCTGTTTCGTTGACAATATAAAACGTACTTCCCTCTAACTTAGATGAGCTGTCGAGTGTTCCAGACTCTAATAGGATAGACCCAGACGATGTTGAGTCTGTACCAGTTTCTATCTGAATTTGCTTTGTCTTATCTTGAAAGCGTGACTTGCTAACAACGAAAGTTGCTTCACTTAGATTTTGTAGTCCAAACTGAGTCATGAGCTCCCGTTCACCGGCATATCCACCATTAGCATCTTCCATATACATTTCTATAGGTGCTTGGGTATTAAACTTGGAAAGTGAATCTTCACCCCACACAGTATCCTCAGCAACAAGTGTCCTATCCAAATAATAAACATCATGGCCGTAAATCTGAATAGCTTCTGTAACCAAATCTTTGTATAGATTTTGTTCTGAAGCAATTGCTGCAGCGCCACTGGTATGGAAATATTTATTTACGGCCATGAATTATCCTATCATGTAGTTAACTGGAAGTTCAAACGCCAAATGAATTTCTTCTTCCAGCTTATTTTGCTCTTCCAACGCTTGAGTATAAAGTGTTTCTCCATTCATGGTTACGCCGCCTAACATTGTGACGCCATTAAACTTGGAAAGATTAGCGCCCCATTGCTTCTTGATCAGTGCTGTTGCATAGCGTTTAAGGTAAATATCATCATAGAGATCAGTGTATGTAGTAGGATCAAGTTTCCTGTAGCATTCCGCAATAATATAATCTACATCAGCAGTAAAATCATTCCCCCAATCAGCATCAATATATAATCTATTTTGGTGCTGATTAAACCTGATAGGAGTTTCGCCAACAAGAATATGCTCTATAAGATCAAGATTATCCATTGTCATTTGATAATGCATCACGGATGTAGAAGATAAGTCAAACATATCATTCAGGCGCAGCTGATAACGCACATCAAACATGTTACTTGAACCAGCACCAGTATCGCTCAAAGGCCAGACCTGTATTACCGAAATAACAGCGCTAGGAAGTGGAATGAAATTATTACCCTCTTTCCATGTTGCTGTAATGGTGTCATCAACAGTGTCCGTTCCTGTTGTAGAAGTATTAGATCGGGCCCTCGTAACTTCAGCAGATGTAACAAGATGTTTAAGATATACCTTTTCAATACCATCATAATGATACTGAGCAAAATATTGAAGCGCCTCATCTATCCGGTCATCAGCCTGATCATCAGAAATATTAATGTCAATAACCCCATCACCCAGAGCACGCAAACAATAACTCTTAAAAGTAGCTTTAGTTGTTGGAATGGCCATAATTGTTAAATCCTTTTTCTACTATTTATAAATTATCTGTCTGGTAGATAGATAAATAATACTAATGGAACCTTTAATACACTTAAATTACCCAAACAACAGGAATAATTATGAAAAAATATGTAAGTGCTTTAGCAGCATTATTAATGATCTCATCAGCGACATTTGCCAAAGATGTAACAACAATTGTAAATTCGGGAAGTAATAACGGTAGCTATATGACCGTTCTTACAATGATTGGAAATGAAATTGACCACAATTTCATTCAGGCAAACAATCCAGTAATAGCAAACATGCATTTTCTTAACAAAAATGTTTTAACTATGTGGAGTACAGAGTGGCCTGGTGATGACTCTTTGCCATCAGTAGTAAT